TCTGTTTTTATCATCTATAGCCATTTGTGCTTGATTTTCAGCAGTTCTTCTTCTAACACCTTTTAGTACATCAGCAGTTAAACTACCAATAGGAAAATTACCACCAAAAGATTCTGCGGTGTATTGATTAACACTACTAGAATTTTGTTGCATAGCTCTTTTTAATAATTCATCTATTAAAGGGTTTGTTTGTCTTAATCCTGTTGCTGTTACTGCCATTATACTTTTTCCATGTTTATATCTAATTGGCTATAATCTACCATCATGTGTCCAAAGATATTTTCAGATACTGCTGATGGTTTTACTTTCTTAACTTCTTGTGCCATTACACCAATATATTTTTGTGGAGACCAATTATACTCAAACTCATAAATATTTAATCCAGATTTAGATTTAGATTTGTATTTAATGTTTTTCTTTAATGTTTTGTCTGATGATATTGCTTGTCCTAATGCTGCCATTCTTGCTCCATACGCACCAACCTGACCTCTATAAGTTCCTTGATCAAATTGTCCTTGTTGCTGTGCAGCTGCAAAGATTGGAGGAGGTGCAATACTTGTTGCTGGTACATCTAATCCTGTAGTAGCTACTGCTGGTGGTGGAGGAGCTTGTCCTGATAAAGTAGCAATTTCACTTAATGGTTGTGTTCTTCCTAATAAGTAATCACTTAATTGCCTATCTCTTATTCTTTCTCTTTCAGCTACACTACTTAAAGCATCACTTGTTTGAAAACTTCTTAAATCAGTAGCTCTTGCTAATTGAGCATCTCCTAATTTTTGTCCCTCTGCTATAGATTGTTGAGCCAAATCTCTTAAAGTATCTTGATGTGTCATTCTTAATTCTGCCATAGCATTATTGTATGCTACTGAACCTTCTGGTATTCCTGCGTTAATTAACCTTGTTTGCAAATCTATAACTTCTTGTTGATGTTGAGGTTGAATTCTAGCCATAGCTCTGTTAAAAAATTCACCTTCTACTCTTGCTGTATAATCATTTATATTTTCCATTGTAGGAATAGCAGTAAAACCGCTTCTGTCTATAAGACCAGGTTGTGCTGATAAACCACTTAAAGAAAAAGATTCTTGTGGTAATCCTGCTAAATAATTTCCTGCTGTATCTAAATACTTATCTGTTATACCAACTTGTTTTTGTCTTTGAGCTTCATACTCTGGTGTTAAGGAATAAGTTTGTAGAAATCTATCATTTGGTAAATCTGTTACTCTAGTTATATCATAAGGAGATACAACATCAGGTCTATTCATTCTACCTTCTAACCTTGCAGTTTCTACATTTGCTGCTCCTTGTTCTCTAGCTGCACCTGCATAATCTGGTGCTGGGGGTGGAGACGGAGATTTAAATAAAAACATTATATTTCCTTTCTAAGTAGTATTGCTTTTTTCTTATATCCATTTAACATTTTTTCCCAACCTGTTCTTCCTAAAATGTCAACATATTTATATTTTTTTTCTTTTGCATATTTTATAACATATTTTTCTAATTTTACTATATCTTTTAATTTGCCACCAGCAACACCAATTCTTAATACACCTCTATGGTCTGCAGTAATCATGGCACTATTATTAGTTTTAAATAATTTAAACATACCTATTTTTATTCCTTGTTCTAATTCTTTTCTACTTGCATTATCGCCCATCTCACAAGCTGGTTCTAGTAGTTTCCATATTTTATCTGTAATAAACATTATAATCCTACTCCTTTTTCATAATAAATATCTACACTATGCCATTTAATGCTTTGTGCTTGTGTACTGGTTTGTATGCGTATTGCTGCGTTCCATCCTATATCGGCAACACTTCTCCATACTAATTGTGATGCAATCGTTCCTGCCCATTCAGCAACATCCCATGTAGCTGTATCCCAAGAAGCTCCATCTGTAGTAGCACTAGATGGTGTATAAGTAGAAGTGCCATCATTAAAATCAACATCAAATCCTATGCTAACTGGCAAATCTGCATCTGATGATACTATGGGTCGTATTGCTGTAAATCTTTTAGTTGTACCTCTACCACCATAATATACAAATGCTGTTTTTGCATTACCTTGTATTTGTACTCCTGCATCACTTAATCCATTATCTGCTTTATATACTTTGGTACTACCACCAAAATATAGATCACCTTCTAATAAACCCCAACAGTAAGCATTTTGTCCTGTAAATCTACCCCAAGCACCTGTGTTTAAATTAACTACAAATTGCACAAATGAACCACTTACATCATTAGGTACATTAAATAAAGCAAATTGTCCTTTAGGATAGATTAATGCTTCCCATCCAAAAGTAGATTTAAAATTAGTTACTGCTGTTAGTATACTACCACTTATCTTATCTGATATAGCTTTTGCGTAGTTTGTTTCATCTTCTGCATACATTTTAGTTAAAGGCACAAATCCAGATTCAGTTATAACAATAAGTTCTGGTCCTACATTTACTAAACATCTTTTTCCTATAGGTCTTGCTATTTTAAATACTCCTACTAAAGACCATTTTGCAGCATCACTTGGGTCAGTTCCTTGATACACAGCTACTTCACCTTCTGATGTGATAAATGCTATATAATCATCTGAACCAGAACCACCATCTCTTGTTAAGCTACCAGCTGCTACTAATTTACCACCAAAGTTAAATACACTTCCTAATGCAAATGTAGATACTGTTCCTGCTACAGAGTTAATAGGTAAGTATGCAAAACTTAAACTATCATTTACTATAAAGAATAATCTTTCTTTAAATACTGTTACATTGTTTATGGTAGAACCTGTTATACTGTTTAAAGTAGGTGTTGCCCATGCACTACCATTATAATGTCTTGGAGCATCAGCACCATTTACTATAAATAAAAATGAACCACCTGATGTAGTAAAATTAACATGTTGAAATTGCACATTAGATAAACTGGTTACTACAGCACTTCCTACACTACCAGAACTTGTTACATCATAAATAGCATTATTACTAGCAGCAAAAAGTTTATTAGCACTAGGAGATTGGTATGTTAATAAACTTTGTACTGTACTTGGTAATCCTGTTACATGATTGGTAAAACCTTTTCTCAAACTTACATCTGTAGAACCAGGAAAGAAATTATCTAATCGAATAGCATCTGTTTGTGGCATCAAGTCCACAGCATCTCTTGTGTTTAATCCACCAATAGGTGCAGATTGAGATGTACTCTCTCCTGTAGGTCTAAAAACTGCCATTATTTATATTCCTCATCAAATATTTCTTTTAAAGTCTTAATACCTTCATCTTGTTTAGTTACACCTAACCTTGGCAAACCATAAAAGTCTGTAATTTTGTTAGCTTCATTTTCTAATGCTTTCATACTAGCTACATCAAACTCATTTTGTGATAAACCTTTCATTTCATCTCTTGTTAAAGGTATATAAGAAGAACCTTTATAATTTTTATAATCTTCTATTGTTTTAATTTCTCCTTTTATAATTTTTTTTGCAGCTGATGTAGTTTCATTATGATTTATAGAAGGTCCTTTTGTTAAAACTTTTTTTTCTAAACCAGAAACATCAGCTATTATTTCTTCTTGCATATCTATTAAATCTTTAGCTGTTTTACTAGGGTTAGTTACTGTTTGTCCTAATATTTTGTTTTGCCCAAAACCTTTTTCTTTTAATTTTTTATTTACATTTTGTTTTATATCATTTTTAAAACCACCCATTGCTAATTTTATTCTATCTCTAGGCACATCATAACGAACTATCTCTGTTTTTGCATTTATACCTATTTTAGGTTCAAAAAAATCAATACTTTTTAAATTAGATGTTGGAGACAATGAACCAGATACAATACTTTCCTCACCTATTTCAGCTTTTTTAATAATTTCAGGAAAAGGGTTAAAACCAAGTCGTTTTTTAACTTTATCTAAAACAGCGATATATCTATAAATAGGAATTGTATCTCCTGTTATACCTATATCCTTTAAATATTTATCAGTTTTAATTTTTACCTCAGGGTCGTTTTCAATCTTAGATATTAATTGGTTTCTATCTAATTTATCTGGAGCTACAATGTAACCAGTAATTGCCTCAGTTGTATTTAAGTCTTGTGCTATTTCTGGTATAGCAACTTTTGTATCTATATCTTCTGTTTTAATAGTGGGTATATTTATATTACTTTCTAATTTTTGTATTTCTGGAGATGTATCATTTTTAGGTAATTCTATATCGGTAACATTAAAACCTTGTGTTTTATCTCCAGTAAAGTTAGCTAATATTTTTTTTCCTGTTTTACTTTGTAAAATTAATTTGCCTGATTTAGATAATCCTTTCAATGCTAGTCCACTTCCTATAATAAGAGGAGCTAAAGGACCTGTCATAGCTCCAGCAACCATCATACCTTCTCCTACTGCACCAGTTCCTGTTAATAATGTTTCTGCTCCTTTTACTAAACCTTCAGTAGTTTTACCTTGTCTTAGTAAATCTACTGTAGTATTAAATTGGTCTCTATAAGATGGTGTATATCCTTGACCTTTTATTACATCAGGCCTATAACCTAATGCTTCTGAGATAGAGCTACCTGTTAAAAAATCACTTCCTAATTGTGCTCCATAACGCAAAGCATTAATTAAATTTGTTTTAGGTAAATCTTGATTACCTATACCATATCGTAAAGAACGCACTTGATTGTATTTATTAGGAAACATCATAATATTTTACTTAACAATCCTTCATTGTTTAATAAAACTTCTTCTTTAGTTTCTATCCAAACTTTAGCTCCACAAGATAAAGGTTTTTCTGGATTATATATAATTTTACTATGTCCTTTAATTGTAACCTCATCAGCATAATAATTATTTTTATAAGTTTTTACAGTAATAACAGGTTCACTTTTATTGTATTTTTTATTTGATTTTATTTTATGTTGATTTATATGTATTTTTTTTAACATTACTTTTTACCTTTATACCCTGAAGCATATATAGCTCTAGCTTGTTTTTTAGCCTTACCTTTTGATTTATATACTTTTCCTTTTGTTCCAAACCTATAACCACCCTTTACTTTTTTAACTGGCACTACCTAACTCCTAACATTTTTGCTAATACATCTAATGGTAATTCTTTTAATCTATTTACTAATATATTTTTGCTTTTTATAGGGTCTGAAAGCATATCTACACTACTTAATAAAGACATACTATCTTCAGGCATACCCAATTTATTTAACTTATCTCTATAAATATTTTGATTTTCAACTATAGGCACTACTCCAAATTCTTGAGTTCTATCTTCATATTCACCATTAAAATTCATATTAGGTTGTGCAGGTTGTTTAGTTATACCCATAACTCTGCTTAATACAGTTCCTTCTGGGTTATAATCACTATCAATTAAACTTCTAGTAGCATCTTGAAAAGAACCAAACTCAGGTTTATCACCTAAAAACTTATCTAACATATCTTCTTTTATAGATTTTCTTCTAAGCTCATTAGCTAGTATTTCTTTTTCTTCTTCAGTCATGTCTCACCTTTATAATTAAAGTGAGAAGTTACCTTCTGGTTCGTTAACAGGTAAATATAGTCTATTTGGTCCTGCCATACGAATGATTTGCTTCGCACCATCTTTGGATTGCTTTTCTGATAATTTTAATCTGTATTCTTGAAATTGATTATCATAAGGCAAACCCTTTTGTTTTAAAAATCTCCATATTACACCAAGTGTAATTAAATCTTCATCTAATACTGTTGTATTACTATCCGCTGCATAACTTGTTGCATTTGCACTACCATCACCATTAGTATCAACCCAGTTTTTTATTATGTATTCAAAATAAACACTTTGTCCTGCTGGTGGAGTTGGATGAAATAATAATGAATTTCCTCTTATTCTAAAATAATTTGTTATCCCACTATTTACACTAGCTTTTAATCTTTGCCATTGTGAGTTATTAAGAGGTCCATAGTATTTTCTATCTGTGGTTCTATTCCACATAGTATCATTACTAAATCGTAAAAAATCAGAAGCTATAGCAGTCATAGTTCCTTGACTTTCTGCTGCTAATGTAGTATGAGCTTCTTCTTTAATTAATGTTTGCCAGTCATACCCTGCTACTAAATTTTTACCCTCTCTGTTAGCAGCTGCTAATAATTGTATATTAGTAGTATCAGTACTACCTACTACAGTAGAAGGAGATGGCACTCCTATCTCATTTGCTGCATCTTGGCATATAGTTAATAATGTCATTCTTTACCTACTATTTGTTGAGGTTTAATATCATGTTCTTGTGCTAAATAATTTCTAGCTTGTTTTCTACAATCTAATACATCTTTACCTAATCCATGACAAGCACCATCAGATAAATCTGCTAATTGTTCTACGGATGTAATTCCTTCCATTTCAAAAAACTTTTTTTTACCTTTATTTAAAGATTTTAATTTTGTTAATGGTGTTTCCTTTTTTCCATTAGAAATAGGTTTTTTGTTTTTGTAATACGCATTGTACTCATTAGGAAACTCTTGTTTGATTTGTTCTTCTTTATCTTTCATTTTGTAAATTACAGTATTAGGATCGCCAATCAATTTAATTTCTACTAAATCAAAGGAATTTGTAGCATCTCTGTAAATTGTTATTCTTTTGTTTCCTGCCATTATTAACCTCCTGTTAGTGTGGGGGAATTACACCCCCACGATTATAATGCTCTAACCAGCAAATTGACAAGCAATTATTTTAGCTGAAGCATCTATAGCAAATGCGCACACAGGTGAAGTTACTGCTGCTGTTACATCTAGTGTACCATCACCAGCTCCTGTTGGTGTTAATGGGTCTCCATCAGCACCTGCTGTTAATGCAATAGATAGAGTTGCTGTTCCACCTATCTGAATCCAAGCATACTGTCCGTCTGTTGGAGCAGATTGTAAAACACCAGCACCTATCTCTGCTGAATCAGATAAATCACTTGTTACTACATTTACTGCACCAGCAGAAGCACCAGATGGTGCATAGTAATAAGCAACTTGTCCACTTACTGCTGCAACACTTCCTGCACCAGTATCGTATTGAATATATTTGAATGTGTTTCCACTTGCATCCATACCCTTTTGTCCGAGTGCAAATGTAGCAGTATCACTAACTTCAGTTACATCCATTCCTGTAATATAAGCCATAATGTTTTCTCCTTATTATGCTTGTATGATGCCTTGTCTTGCTCTGTTTGAACAGGTCATATTTCCTGCCCATACTACAGGCAACACCATAGCATCTTGGTTAACAGAAGCCTTCTCACCCAAAGGAGAAAATTCTCTACCTTGAGCTGGTCGAAGGAATAAATAGTCCGAGTTAAGCATATACATTTTGCTT